GTTCTTCTAATGCATCTTCTACCATACGATGAAGTGAATGTAACATTTCTTTAACTTCTTTATTATCATCCACAACAGTAACCATATCTTTTACAATTTCAGTTTGTTGAACTCGCATTATAGCGATTTCCTTTTCATTCTCAATAACCTGTTCTATCACTGTGGTATTATTATTTACTTGACTATCAGTGCCTGAGGCCCACCATACGGCTGCGCCTGCTTGAGCAATTATAAAAACACCTAATCCGGTACCTACCCAGTCGTTCATATGAACCTCTTTTTGATTTTATTATGTCCAATTCTTGGCCACCGTGAAGTTGGCCCTACTAAATTCCATCCTATCAACCAACTTCAATGCATTGCCGACATGATCTATGGCCACGAACCCCTCAGGTGCAGTAACCTTATATCCGTCAGACGTTTTTATAAATGATGCTACAGAACTTTTAATTTTTTCAAGTTTTTTTACCATATAATCTTTCGCAACTCTTAATGTTATGTATGATGCGAATACAAAATAAATAGATGTCTTATATTTAGTTAATTCTTTTCGTCCATCATCTAATATTTTTTGATATTGTTTCTTAGCAGCATCACTTCTTACACTATTAATCTTTTTCTCTAACTTATCTACATAAAACTGTTCAAACTCTCCAGCTAATCGTTTGGTGTCTTGAATACCTGCACCAGAACGAATTTGAGAATTGAAAAATATTTTTAAAGATGAACCTACTTCCCAAGGATCATCCTTAGGATTGATTGGTTCTAAAATCTTTAAATAAGATTTGGCCTTCTTCAAAGAACCTCGGGCTATATTCAAAACTCTATTAAACTTATCAACTTCATCAGTAGTCATGGTTACAGTACCCGACTCATCTTGGAAGGTGGCATCAGTAGACCATACCGCAGTATTCTGTTTCAGTTTAGAACTATCAACACCAAACGATGCGGACAAGGCCGACATAGTATCGCCTGAATAGGTTGTATGCCACACCACACCTATCCTTGCCCGAGACATAGATTTTTCTAGTTTACTACCTTCTGGTACTGCATAAGTAATCGTATTTGGTGTGAAGGTAATCATACTCTCACCATCAATAGTTTGAGAAGTCAAATCATCTTTAATAAAGAGTATATCGCCCTGCCATATGCCGGGTATTTTTAATTTCTTAAAATGATCCAAAGCAACATGAAGTTTTGGTCCGGGGCCACTAGGATGATTCTTATCTATATCTGCATGGGTATAATTTATTTTAGGTGTCTTATTGAAAATAGACTTTGTACCCACAAAAAACTTACCGTTCTCCGGATTAGTGCCAGCAAAGATGGCAGGTGCACCATCCCATTTCACCGTAACACTAACAGACTTGCCGGTGTGACCCGCCAACATATCCCGCAGACTTTCTAGAAAATGAATGGCATTCTCACCACCGACGATACCATTATCTATGATATCATCTTCAAGATGTTCCAGATGAGTATTCCTATCTTCTATTAAAAAATCTTGAAAATTAAAAGATTTCATTATCTTCTTCTAGTTTTAGCCTTAAACCGAGCAGTATCATAATCTATATTTTTTTGATATGTGTCTTGCTGTTTCTTTTTCATCAAGGTTAGTTTGCGTTTTACTTTAGATGAGTTCAATTGCTGTTTTACATCCATGTATGCTTTTACTTTATACATGAACGCACTTTTCTCATCAAGTAAAAAATGATTTGCTACAATATCTAATCCACCGGACTTTGTTTTCTTTGACAGATCAGCTAACTCGTTAGCAATGTTCTGTTGTAAAAAATCAATAGACATTGTACCGTAGCCACGAATTGCTACTGTAGGATTCTCTGGATCAAAATCGGGAGCATCCCAATAAATTTCACCAGCACCATATCCTTTAGCTTCGCCTAATACTCGTTTAATTGCATCTCTTTCTGTTCTATACATTTTATGTTCCTAAATTCTTACAGTTTGATTCAATAGGGTATCATTGACAATCATTTCATATCCAAAAACAGCTCCTAAAGCTTGAATTCCATCTCTAGCAGCATCTTTAATTTTCTCAATCGCTTCTGTAAAGAAACTTGCAAGTTTAGCACCAAGTTCTTTAATTTTTGCTACAAAATTACCAGTCAACTCTTTAACTTTATCAAAAAATTTCCATTCAGAAAGATAACCTTCATCTAACTGTTCGTCAAGTTTATTATATTCTTCATACAGCATATTTTCAGCATGATCCATTTCTTCCATAAGTTTTCCCACACCAATACGAATAGTCTGAAAAACATTATAACCCTTATGTTTGTGTGTTGAAGATGATTTCCAACTAACATCTAAATTCATTGTTTTAGCATATTTTCCAACAATACTAGAAGAAGATGATGCTAAATCATAGATTTGAATTTTAAAGTCTGCAACATTATCAGCCGGTACCCAAGATAACATATAGTGTGCTGCTTGTTTTGAACTTTTACCGAATTTATAATTTCCAGTAGATGCTTCATATACAAATTCTAATTTATATTGATCCGAGGACTTGAAAAGATTATTCAAAGCATCACCTACAGCAGTTGAATTTCTTTTAAATGCTCCATCAACATAACGAGTAAATTTTTGATTAGTTGCAGATAATGTAGTTTGCAGTTCTTTAGGTTGTGGACCTTTGGCTAATACTTTAGGTAAATCTCGTCCTAAAGTAGGTCTACCAGTAGTACCTAATTCTCCCACACCGGACCAACCCCTTTTTACTTTCTTGACGGCTTTATATTTTCCTTTTCCACCAACAGCTCCGGGAGGCCAGCGTTTAGCAAAGTCATCTTCTAATTTTTTAATTTTAGCCTTATCTCTACTTACTTTCTTTTTAGCCTTTTTCAGTTCTTCAAATTCTATATCAAATTTTTCTAATTCTTTTTTAGAAGCCACAGCTAAATCATATAAAGTTTTATGTCTTCCAGCATCATCTTTTAATCTTTGTAAATTTCCAGCTGATGCATAATATCCTTCAGTCGTAACTTGACTTAATTTATCTATACTAGAAATAAGTATTTGAACAAGTTCCGAATTTTCAAAATTAGGATTAACTTCTCTAGCCGCCGCAACAGCTGTTGCTGTAGATTCACCTTTCTTACCGCTCATTAGTTGAGCACCGTCAGCATTCTTTACAGAGTATTGATGTCCACCTAATGTAATATCTGTTTTTGATGTTACATTACTACCACCATTCTCTTTCCAAAATGAAGTAAGGGAACCCTTTTCTTGAAAATCAAAGCCACCGCCCTTAGGAGCTCCAGCATTAATTATATTTTGACCAAATATTTGTAAATTCTTTAGGTCTGCTGTAGGATTACCAGTATTCCAATATTTTTTTGCCTTTTTAAAATTTCCATCATCGGCCATTGCATCTTTTAGGATTTTAGGTTTACCTTTAGATACTGATTCATACGCAACACCCAATACAGTTTCTAATGCTGTAGAAACTTCTGTAGATTCCTCATACAGCATATGTTGTTTAAAAGATTTCATATAGAACTCCAATAGTTTATAATATTTATATGTTCTTATACCTTGAAGTCTTTGAACCTATCAATAATTTCTTCTTCATCCTGGCCAGTATCAACCAAACCTTCTTGTGCTGATTGTTCAACATCATATAATTTCATTTTTGCTCTATCTACACCTATAACGAATCTCTTATTGATAGTTGGATCATTATATCTATTCTTCAACTGCTTAACCAACATCTGGTTTAGTTTCTCCAACTCCTCTGTAGATATCAATGCAAACATCAAGTCTGCTGTTGCTGGTAGGCCAAAGGACTCTGATGTATCTTCCAAACCAATGTCTGTAGACACAAACCCAGTTCTGGTTGTCTGTGTTGCAGACATAATCGGAATATTAAATTCTACTGCAAGGCCTCTCAACTCCTCTGCAATACTTTTGATATATGAATACGAATTTATATTGGCACCCATCTTGAATCTTGCAGATGCACAGATATTCAGATAATCTATAATGACAATATCGGGTCTAAAGTTTTTCTTTATGATAAGTTCATTCATCAATGCCCGGAAGTGCCCTGTATGTGCTGATGCAGTAGGATACTCTTTGACAATCAATTTACCTTTTGTCTTTTTATCTATTCGTTTGATTTTATCATCAAACATCTTTTTAGGTAGTGTAGCCAAATCATCCAAAGAAATATTCATTAGATTTGCATCAATACGTTCTGCAATCTTTTTGTCAGACATTTCTAATGTGATGTATAATACATTCTTACTCTGCATCAATGTAGCCGCTGCTACATGACACATGAATAATGATTTACCCACACCTGTACCTGCAAGACAAATATTCAATGTCTTGTTAGGCATACCGCCCTTGGTAATACGATTGAAAAAATCTAAATCGAATGGAATCTTTTCCTCGACTGTATGATAAAAATCATAACGGTCGGGAGACTGTTCGATATAATCATGTCCAATATGACTATCAAACGATACGCCTAACGCATCTGACAGAATGCCCGGAATTGCTTCTGCGGACTCATCAGTCTTACCATCAATAATTTGAATGCCTTTGAATATGGCATTGTAAATGGCTCTATCCTTACACCATTTTTCGGTTTCGTTTATTACCCACTCTAAATCAACATCTGACTTTTCTATATGGGTATCAATATATTCTTTGACCTGACCAAACTGCTGTTCGGTCAAACTGACTTTTTGAACATCTATCAGTAATGCTTCTACCGCAGGCGGGTCATTATACTTATCAACATATTTTTGGATAGTTTCAAATATAGTTCTCTCTGTAAAGTCAGTAAAATATTCGGATTCAATAAAGGGAATACACTTGCGGATATATTCCTCATTGTGAAGTAGGTTGTTCAGTATCGTCGTTTCTATTCTCATTATCTAACCTATAGTTTCCGGTGTTTACACTTTCATACATAAGAGTCATAAAGATATCACCGAGAAAATCTTTAAACTTCTTATCAAAAATATTCTTATCATTAGGATTATACAGTACTTCGTAATCAAAGTCAATAGGAATTGCGTCTACGGCATCGAGGTCTAAAGCCTCACCAAACTCATCTGTCAGTTTGACCTTTCCATCTATAAACTTAAAGACAAGTCCATCATACTCGCCTTCGTTTATCATCAAGGCACTCTCGCCCGTTTCTTTGTGTTCTACAAATTCAAACATAATGTAAATACGAATGGACAAAATACTTCGGGCCCGATACTGGTTTTCTACCAGCGTGTAACCAAGGCCACATCGGAGGAAATATTACCATCGTTCCTGCTTTTGGTTTTACTGATAACGGCATATATGTTCCTGGGGTATATATCTGAGGAAATTCTGTTTCACCGCCTTCTTCAACATCATTCAAATAGATAAGAAAATTTAAAAATCTCTTATGGCAACCCCCAACTTGATTAGAGTCAACATGCTCATCAAATCTATCGTAGTCATTAGGAAGATATCTTTTCATTCTTATGGCCTCATAACCATATTCCTTCGGCCACATTAAACCATCAATAATATTACACTCTTTTTTGTAAAGTTTAATAAAGTGTAGCATCGCCTTGATAATTTGTTCTCGTATACCTGCCCAACTATCGTGATTATACATATTGATTTGTTTGAAACAATATACTAAATCAGAATTTGTTTCGTGAATATCCTCGTATTCATGCTCGGAAGTATCAAACTTCTCAATAAGAAACTGACAAGCTTCTTCATCTAAAACATTACTGTATGTGCGAATATAATTATCCATAAGTAAATTTCTCCTTAGCAAAGGCATCAAGTTTTTCCATTACCTCTGGTGTGTAATATTTTCCTGGATCATTGTTTATAGTTTTACCAAATGTCTTTGTGCCATCAGGCAACTCGACTCGGGTTGATACAGACTTAAATATACCTGCTTCAATAGCAAGTTCCAATAGACCATAATATCTGTCAAGGCCTTTAGTATATGACAAACGAACATCTACCATTTGGTTTTCTTTTGTCAGGCGTGATTTGTATGTCTTACAGTGAATAATGTTGCCGACAACCTCTGTGCCGTCTTTGTCTTTTTTCTTTGACAGATAGATGATACTCGATGCGGCATACTTGAGGCCACTGCCACCACCCATCTCTTTGGTTGGGAACATTGAACCAATAACATCATAGGTGTGATTGGTCATCAGCATTGGTACTTTTAGTTTGCCGAGTTTCAATGTCAGGACACGGAAGGTCGACTTGACTATCTGTGAACGGGTCATGTCTCTTGTCTCTTTACCTGCCTCGGTATCTTCCAACTCTTTGGTTGTTGATAGCATACCGAGACTGTCAAGACAAAGCATCAGTGGTTTGCCTTCACCTTCTTTCTCATACAGGTCTAGTACCTGAAGTGCCTGATAACGAAACTCTTGTACGGTCGTCACAGGTAGAATAGCCAAACGAGAGGAGTCAATACCTCTCTGTTCTATCATGTCTTTTGTAATAGCAGATTCTGATTCAAAGAATACTACATTCGCTTCTGGGTTTTCCAGAAAAGATTTACAAACACCTAATGCGAAAAAGGTTTTACCTGTCGCACTTTCACCAGCAATTGCCGTAATTTTATTATTGGGTAGACCACCGTATATCGTACCAGATACCAACCCATTAAAAATATAAGAACCAGTATCCACATACCCATCAACATCACTGGCGTCAATGCCATCCGCAGCGATAACCCCAAATTCGTTTCCGGCATTTTTAATCGCATTTTTCAGAAATCCTGTCATTTATTTCTTCCCTCTCATTTTCTGCATAACCGATGCAGTATTCAATAATATTATCTTTATAAGTATACAACATTTTTTTCACTTCGTCAATAGCCTCACTAGGAAGATATATAGTTTTTTTACCTTGTCTCGTCCATATAGTTAGCATCATAGTTTAGAAAGTACCTTGTTATAAACTGATTCTGCTATCGCCTTCATCATTAGACTTGGCACCATTCGACCACACCGTTCGGCCTTCTGATTGAATGTACCGGTCAACTTAAAGTCATCAGGCAAACTTGTAATACGCATCAGTTCCTTGATAGTAAACTTTCTATCTTCACACCAATGTACCGCACCCGCTGTAGTCATAGCAGAACCCATGGCCGTAATAGTAGGGGCAGGAACTAAAGCAGAAGTTTTCTTACAACTAAAATGTAAATTCTTTTTACCAACATTCTCGCCACTAATAACCTTATCCGGATTTTGTGGAAACATATAACCAGTCTTTTTATGAAAGGCTGTATTAGTCCACTTCTCAGTAAGCATATTTACTTCTTCTTGATCCAGTTCTAAATTTTCCATAGCCGCCGCAAGAGGAATAATCTCTTTACTCTCTGTAGGGAATACACTGTGAATATTCATAAAGGACATTCCAACCTTGGCCGTGATGTCTTTTCTCAAAGCAATGAAGATAGTCCTAGTCCTCGACTGTGCAACACCAAAATGTTTTGCATTGAGAACTTTAGAACAAACATCATAACCGATATTGTCAAACTCGTTTATAATACGATGATAGTATTCCTTCGCCTCTCCAATAGTAAGGCCTTTGACATTTTCACCAACAATAACTTTTGGTTGAATGTCTTTGGCAACTCGTAGAAACTCAAAAAACAAATCTTCAATATTTTCTACTTCTTGCTCGTCGGAGTAGTGTTTCTTTTTTCCAAAGCCAGCCTTATGACTTCCGCCGTGATGTGTAAAGCCCCGTCCCGCAATACTAAATGCTGAACACGGTGGAGACCCATCTAATAGGTCTAACTCCCCTACACCTATTCCAGCGACCTCTAGAATGTCCGCTCCTGACAATTTCTTGATATCGTCGGGGATAATAGGGGTACTAGGATAGTTGGCCGCATATGTCTCCCTCGCCGCTTGGACAAATTCATTTATCGCCAATATCTTTCCACCTGCAAGTCTATAACCTGTAGACGACCCACCACCACCGGCGAATGTAGAAATAACTGAGAATAAGTTTTTATTCTCTCCCTGGTAGACATCGTTCATTGTATATGGTTTATATTTCATCCAAATAATCCTTCAAGTGTTCTGCGTGTGCCGTAACTTCTATCTATATTCCAACCGATACTATCCAAAATAAATGTCAATGGTTCAACAAAACTTTTGTCAAACATAATATCATAATCAATCGTATCTTTTAGATCAAACTCCCTCGGTAATGTAGTCATAAACGATATCACGTTTGACTGCATTTTATTTGGTTTTCTCAACTGAAGAAATTTTATCTTATCACCTTCCTGTATCATTGGAAACTTATTTGTAATTCTATTTTGTTTCAACAAATGATTATATAACAAGGCACCCTTGACGTGCATCGGTGTTCCTTTCTTGAATACACTGGAACTGTCTGACCATTTCTTCACACCATTACACGACCTGGGATATGCTATACTCTCAGGATCCATTTCCATAAAGTCCTTACGAAAATCTTGTATAAACTTATTTAGCTCTGCTTCATCACTGTTGATAATAACTCGTAGAGCTTCTTTAATTTTATCACGACACGGCTCTGGCGTTGAGGACTTCACAGCCTCAATGCCCATAATTTTTAGTTGTGGTTCTTTATACCTAACACCCTCATTGTCATGCACATTGAGAATGTATCTTTTCTTTGCTGTCCATATGCCCTTGTCCGCAATTATCTCACGTTTCATTTCCATCTTTTGGGCATAGGCTTTTACATAACTTGCAAGGTCCTTATAAGACTTATCAATAAACGGTTCCAACTTCTTTTTAGCCACGCTATCGAGAAAATTGATAACCTTTTCGGTTGGGACAGTTCTTCCATTAAAAGACTTGCGTACCAATTCGTCAAAAGTAACGTATATTGAGTCTGTATCTGATGCAATGATATAATCTTCATTTTCTGTTTCCAATATCTTGTTTAGATATTCGTTCACCTTTCCTTCTATCCAACGAATAGATAACTGTCCAGACGTTGTAATTGCTATCGCCACCCTTTCATCATAATATCTAAAAAACTGATTACCCATCGCACCATAAGCACTATTCAAGGCAATCTTACGAGCCATCTGGATATTGTTGAACTTTGAAATATCCTTTAAATATTTAGGCTCTTTAGTATCTTCGTATTTTTGTTTTGCTTCTAAAGATAACTTTTTAAATTTCACTCGGTCTGTATAAAACTTTTCCATAAGTGCTGGAAGGAAACCTTGATATCGTTTTGTAAAACGTGCACCATTTGGCGTCACTGTGAATCCGTCGTCAGGAATATCTACTTCCTGTTCCAATAATTTATTTACATTGATATTTGGAAAACTCTCTTTTGTAATAGTTTCTGGTGAAATATTATATTGCATGATAAGATGTGGATACAGACTATTCAAGTCAAACCCTACAACGTGTTTATGCAAACCGGTCTGTGGTTCTTTTACATAGGCACCTTCATAACGACTGGACTTATTGCCCTCACGTTTCATTGGTACAACTACATTTCTTTCACGGAGAAAATTAAATATAATAGAATCCCACATACGAACCTGTGAGAAAACATCGTTATAGTTTATCTTTGCCTCATAGGCCATTGTCACCTGTAGTTCGATCAATTTCATCTTGTCTTCCAATCTATCGACAAGTTCCACATCACGAATATTGTATTCTACAAACGACTGAAAATCTTTTTCATACCATTCTCTATATGTTTCAAATGGATTTTTTAGTTTACGTTCTCCCAACTCAACATATGCGATATGATCTAATCTATAGGACTCTTGATTTGTGTAAACATATTTTTTATACAGGTCCAAGTAATCCAACACAGTAACGCCAAACAATTCATACATCAAAAGGGAACGACCCATCATATTACTATAACGACTGTGAACAACCTTCCACGGGGACAATCTTTGTACATCATTCTCAGACAATAATTGTTCTATTCTTCGGCAGATATATGGAATATCAAAAAACTTACAGTTCCAACCTGTAACAATATCTACATCATACTTGTTCCAAAAGTCTAAAAACTTATCCAGCATCTGTGTTTCGTTTGCACATCGAATATAATGAACGTCATCCCGATCATTTTCAAATTCATCTACACCCCAAACAATAATGCGTTTGTTATTATAGTTCTTGACTGTGATACACAGTATTTCTTCTTCGGCTTTCTCTACATCGGGAAATCCGTTATCACAACGAACCTCAATATCAATAGATAAAATATTCAATCGTTCAAAGTCCCAATCAATCAGGCCTTTATAGTTATCGGATATCCAAGTGTAATGAAAACGCTCAAGACCATTGACCAACTCTGGTTGATCTTCATATTGGTCTATGAATTCTTTTGCTTTTGAAATGCCTGCACATTTATGGGGAGCAACATACTTCCCATCTAGTGTACGGTATTTCGTTTTCTTTGCTGCAGGAACAAACAAAGTGGGTTCATAACGAACCCGATACTTTATTCTTTCACCATTAGCAATCTCACGGACAAGGAGTTGATTACCCCTTTGCAATACATTGATATAAAAATTTGCCATACATTAAGTATATCAAATATTTTTCTTTTTGTCAATGGTACCAGAGGGCATCTTATCGCGAGAAGTCCAATCGGAAAGTATAAATTTTTTATTTGGATTTACAGATACTTTGAAACGTATTAGCAAATCTCTGTTCACCAACATTTCACTAAAACTATCTTCGGTTGTCAAACCAAAAAGAACATTATCGTAAACCCTATTGTTAAAAGTAATAGATAATTCTATTATAGGTCGTTCTTCTATCTTTTTAGCAAAGGCTCGTTCTGGTTTACTTATACCCTTCAAATCAGAAACAAAAGTTTTTTTATTTTTCTTCCAATGAACCTTATCTTTTTTTATTTCAAAATCATCTACATGAAACATTGTTGCATCTGTTCCATTACCCGTATCCATTTTTGCCCGAATAAGATCCGGTATACCATCAACAGATATAGACTCTATAAATCCACACTCTTGAGAAAATCTATTTGTTCTGTGCTGGGTATATTGTAAATACTCAAGAACTATTTTGAAGATTTCTTTATCCGTTTTTGCACCAGCCGGTTTCTGCGGCCATTCTGTAACATCATAAGACATAAACTTGGAACGTATACCAGGAGAACCATTGACTTCCAAAATAACAGGTTCACCTTTTATAACACAATGGTCAACACCTACCATATATCCGCCAGTAGTTCGTGATGCGGCCAAAACAATATTCTTCTCCACATCAGTTAAAGAATATGGTTCTGTCTCTGCTCCCATGTGAACATTACTTCTAAACTCTTCCTTGTCGGTAATTCGTTTAGCAGAACCAATAATACGATTATTCAATACCAAAGTTCTAACATCAAAATCTATATCCAACCATTCCTGTAAAAGTATAGCTGCATCATATTTCCAAAGAGCCTCACAAACAGAAACTAAAGATTCCATGCTATCTACTTTAGAAACACCAATGCCTTGTGTACCAGTTAGAGTTTTTATAATTACTGGGAACTTACCACCAATTCGGTTATGAGTATCCTCGATGGACTTTCTACTGTTCACAATAGAAGTACTGGGAATAGCTACATTATGCTTCATCAACTGAATTGCTGATGCCATTTTGTTATCACACAGCAACATAGATTCCAAATCGTTTATCATAAAACAACCAGCACTTTCAAACGTACTTGTTAGTGCTTGACCACTCATGGTCATAATTGCTCCACGTCTTGCAAATACAACTGCAGACTTGGTTGTGACTTTTTCTTTAGAATCTTCGCCATCATAATTAGAAACAGTCAAAGTACCCATTTCAACATCCTGATCCGATATCCAGGCTTCTTCAACATTTACAGAAATTTGCTTTATACCCAAATCTTCACAAACTTCAGAAATAATTTTATTAACTGTATTCTCACCTTGATCTATACCCAGGACAACAACTTCTATCTTGGACTTTTTATCAGGTAATTCATGCTTTTCTTCCCGCACAACTTGCCGGGCCCGACGAATCATCGAAAAGGTTTTTGTAGTCATGTGACTATTTATGACAATAACATTGATTGCTTTGGAACTTCAATACCAGAACCAAAATTACTTCTCCAACCATCAGCAATATCATCAGCCGGTTCGGTATCAGTCACGATCCAATCCCTTGGTATTTGAAAATCTTTTGATTTACTAAAAGGTTGCCAAGGTACCATGCCCATCTGAACTGTGCCACCTCGGCCGTCAGGCATGGGCATGAGTACCGCTGGTTTTTCTACATTTATGAATTCTTGGTTTTCACTTACTACATCACCAATAACATCTTCACCTGATCTCATTCTAAATAATCTAATCATTCTATTCGTTTCTTCCCAATATTATATTTTGTTTCCAAAATCCATTCATCTTTTTCTTTAAAACTTAACACCTTTATTTGTGATAATGGTGCTTTAGGTTCATCCATACCGATAATTTCTATCAAGTCCCAATCAGACAATAGCCCTGCAATAGTATTTCGACGTTCAATATCATTTTGAGATAAGTTGGTAGGTTTACCATCTAACGCAAATAGTTCTTTAAAATGAACAATGAAATAACGTCCTTGTTTATGTAGGATGTGGCACGACTGATATAGTTTTCTCTCTTTCCTTGAGGCAACGCCTATACGAGATAAAGTTTCACGGACTTTGAGGAAATCATCAGGATCTTTGAGTTGGACCTCTAGCATTAAGCCAGGATCCCAATCAAGTTTTTCCATGTTTTCCACCTCGACTTATTATAGTTTTTATTTCTTCAAGTTGGTCATCGTTTAGAATTTCAAGGGCCTGTTTGGCCTTTTCATTACTATAACCATAGTATTCTTTTACATATTCAAGATTCTTAATCTTGCTAGACCTGAGCCATTTACTGAATCTCTTTTTTGGTCTTATACTATTTAGAAAAAATTGGAACTGTAACTTCTTGTCGAGGTGGTGCATCTTGTTCATTTCTTGTACATACAAGATGCAATCAGGAAAAGAAGATAATGCCTTATTTATGATAAAGGCAGGATACTTCTTCTCCCAGAACGTGTCATCCCCATCCATCAAATCCACCTTTTCGTGGTTGATGGCATTGAGGTAGTCCTTAAGTTCGTACATTAGTCAATCAAACTGGAAACAATGTGAGCCATAACACGATACGGATCAGCATTTGATGCAGGTCGTCTATCTTCAAGATATCCTAACCACCCATGGTTAACAGTATGAATAGGGATACGGATACTAGCCCCCCTATCACTAACGCCGTAACTAAACTTTTTAATTGATTGTGTTTCATGTTTACCTGTCAATCTTTGTTCATTAGATGAACCATATGCCCTGATAGCGCCTGTATGAGTATGTTTCAACTTTTCACAAGTAGCTTCAAAATAAGGCCGGCCACCTACATTTCTCATATAGTCATTAGAAAAATTCGTGTGCATACCCGATCCATTCCAATCACCTTTTTGTGGTTTGGGATGAAAATTGATAGTCACATCATGTTTCTCAGCGATACGTTGTAGAATGTAACGTGACATCCACAAGTCATCGCCTGCACGAATACCACTACCTAACACTTGATATTCCCACTGGCCTAAGGCAACTTCTGCGTTAGTCCCGGTAATACCAATGTCGGCGTTCATACAGGCCTCAGCATGACGGTCAGCAATTTCACGGCCGATTACATTATCAGCACCTACTCCACAATAGTAGTCGCCCTGTGCTCTGGGTTTACCTCTTGCAGGCCAACCCAAAGGACGTCCATCTTTATACATGAAATATTCTTGTTCAAAACCAAACCACCATTCGTCACTAATAAGATTCTGACAATGGGTTCTGGTATTTGACTTATGCGGTTCGCCATCAGCAGTCATCACTTCACACATCACATAAGAACCTTCCAACCCTGGAGCCGTTCGTGTTGCATCTGCCCGAATACGGTCGATAGTTCTATACTCTGCAACCGGCATCAAGTTACAATCCGAACTGGATCCTGTTGCCTGTTGTGTAGATGAACCATCAAAGGACCACAAATCAGCATACTCGTCAATCTTCACTTTACTCCGTAGAGTCGGCTCAGGTTTATAACCATCAAGCCAAACATATTCAAATTTTCTCATTTTGTCTCCGTTGAAAATTTACCTTCTGCTTCCTTGATACAAAGCAAAGCAACAAAATTAAAGTTTTGCCAAAATGGTTGGACAACTTCAAATCCAGCAGCCCTACACATTCCAACTAATTCATCCATAGTCAGAGGTTTCATCATATGTCGTAGATTCTGTTCTTTATCTAACAACTCCTCTGCACTATAAAACTGACGTTTGTAATCGTAATAGCAAAACTGCATCATCTCTTGTAACTGCGCATGTTCACTATATATCTTCTCCGCACATATAAACGCCCCACCCTTTACAAGTGATTCATAGACACGTTGAATAATAATCTGTCTATTTCTTTTCGGCATAAACTGTAATGAAAATATTGAGGTGGTAAAACAGTTATTCACTGCTCCTGTTACCCATTCAAAAGACCTAACATCTTGTTTATAAAACTTTAGATTCTTTTCCTCTTTCAAGTCAGGAAAGAAATCTTCTTCAATCTCAATACCCCTATACATTACTTTATCCGCAAAGCAATCATTCTGTGTTTTCATATGTTTCAATAGTTTTCCTGTAGAACACCCAATGTCAACTACAGTGCAACCATCTTCAACAAAGTATTCTGAAAACTTTAGAACATCTTCCCAAAGGTCAGAATACCCACGGACAGACTGGTCGATATGAGAATCGAACCCTTCTTCCGCTTGTGCAAATGTAAATTTAGTCATTACAAAACCCTCCGTAATTCATCTTCATCCCAATCTCCAAACTTACGGCATACTGATAAAGGTATTTTACGAATCACACTCGATCCAACCGTTCCTAAATTATGAGTTGTATAGGGATACTGTACAAAATCTTCTTTAGTAGCTGTTATAAATTTATTGTGTTGCATATTCATAATACAACTTATATAAGGCATATCTGGTTTAAGTATCCAATATTTTTCTTTTCGTTTTAGAACTGTAAACCACTTATAATGTACCGGCCATGTTGGATTCCAATCTCTATAAGTTGTAAACTCTATATTACAAACATATTCTTTCTTTTCCAAACAGAAAATTGCACTATCAACATCATACTTGCCATAGGGATGATCTTTAAATCTATAAGTTAAATTAGAATCTAAATTAGCATATTCTCCTATATACTGACGTAAAATTTGTCCTCGGTCAGTTTTAGCCATCAATAAATTCTGAAACCCTCTAATAGATTTACTATCATCATAACCATCTGAACCATGAACCGATTTGGCATGATAAACTATATTTTCTGGATATTGTTCTGTTCTCATAATTAACCTCAACTTGATAATAATATCTTATTATACACGGATGTAGCCAAACTTGCAATACATTTTGGAGCGACCATCCGTCCAATTCGCTCCGCCTTTTGATTAAATGTACCTTCCAAAATAAAATCATCTGGAAGACCTTGAACTCTTTTTAGTTCTTTGATAGTTAGTTTTCTATCTAACTCATAATGTATCACACCAGACAAACCCTTCTGCTGTCCTTGCTGTGTGATAGTGGGACTAGGTAAATTAGGACACGGACGTATCAAATTAAACAAACTTTGATTAGGATGATACTCCGAACCCTTTACTTGTCTTTCTGGATTCTTTGGCAGTTTAGGTATCCAGTCGTTTAGAAAACCCTTTGCAACTGCCTCATACAATTCCTTTTCTTCCTCAGGGTCATTCTCTATATCATGTATCGCTTCATATAATGAAACGTGTTCCCTATGTGTCGGTGTCGGGTAAATACTTTCAAGCGTCATAAAGTTTAGAGAAGTCTTGGCCAGGATATCATTTCTTATTGCAACAAAGAAACATCTTTCCCGTGCCTGCGGTGTCCCATAGTCGGCCGCATTGAGTGACTTACCTACTGCCGTATAACCAATGTCTTGAAACGCATTGATGATACGGTTGAAGTATTCCTTTGCCTTACCAAACATTATTGACTTTACATTCTCGCCAATAATAACCTTAGGTTGTATATCGTTAGCAACACGGATAAACTCAAAGAACAAATCCTCAACGCCTTTGACCTTTCCCTTGTCACTATAATTCTTTTCTTGACCCCATCCCTTCTCTCTACGGCCGGCAATACTAAACGCCGAACAGGGTGGAGAACCATCTAATATATCCAGTTCACCTTTGCCCAGTGAAGTCATATCCAACAGGTCACTGCCAGTCAAATAATTAATGTCACCATCAACAAAGGGTGTGCCTGGGTAGTTGGCCAAATAAGTTTCTTGAGCAGACTCCACAAACTCGTTTACACATAGAATGTCTCCACCTGCAAGTTTATAACCTGTAGATGACCCACCGCCACCAGCAAATGTAGAGATAACTGTAAACAGTTTTCTCTCTGCTGATTGCTTTACATCATTCAATGTGTAGGGTTGATAAATCAAGTTTTTCTCGCAACCTTAATATTCTGGGTTAAGTAATAGTTCCCTATACCACCCAGTACGTTTCAACCTATCGTGATTGAATTCCCCTATTGTCATTCCAAGTTCAGTTCTACCTTCAATATTCTTTTCCATTTTATCTGAACATACACACAGTAATTGATAGAAAAAAGTCGCCCTGGCTGCATTAGCCATCTTCCAAGTTTGTTCTGATATCAGAATGAAATCCTCTGTCAATCGTGAAGCGTGACCGTCATCCAACATTTCATTTTCTAATAAATCTAAAAATGATGTTACGATATCCGGTCGACCTTTCCAATATAATAATGATGCCCAGGCACCAAACTGTCTACGATAGTGGCTATAACTATCAACTCTATCGAAAAACCCATCAATCAATTTGTCGCCTTCTCTAACAATCTCATACCTTTGCTTCCATTTCGCAATAGCATTTTGCATAGTAAGAGGTTCTTCACCGCGACGTTTTGAAATTTCTCTGACCACAGTAACTTCACTGTCCTTGGCATCTGGATATTTTCTCTGAACCTCATCTGCAGGTCGTCTTGGTTTTGGTGCGGCCGTTTTAGTAAAACATTCCGGTTCAACTCCAACAACAACTGGGACTTGAGCAGTTATATTCTCTTTGACCATAGCCACAAGACGATGTTGAAACTCTGTGATATTACCTTCAACATTAAAAGTAAGAGCCCCACCATCTTGTAAAAATCCATCTTCAACCATACTCTTGGCAATCTTATTTACTTGGGATGGCTTAATCTTTCGATTATCTTTGTTATGATAATCAAGAATATATTTTGCCATTTTTGGAGTAAGTGTAATCATAAATGTCTTATACTCTTTCCCCTTTGGGTCAAAACCTAATTCTTGAATAGGGTCATCTTCTACTAATTGTACTACATTCCTCATTATTAATATTCTCCTTATTATTTGAATTCACATTGACTCATTATTTCTGTTAGACAGGCCAATAGATTTACTTCTGCGTCTGCAACAAAGGCACTGTAATACTGATACTTACCCAACACCAATACGGCCGCAGGAATACTTGCAGGTTTCATTGCCTGATACAAATATTCATATATCTTACGGAATATTTTTGTTGGATCGTTATCAATATTATCAACAACCCATTTACGAACTTTACTAAATTCCTTACCTTTCAAATGACCCATCAGTTCCTTCATATTGACTTCTGCAATATTTACAAGGATACCCGAATCAATATTACCACTCACACTATATCGTTGCAGTTCGTTCAATACTCTCCTAAAATCAGGAAAGTGTTTCATTATCAATTCCGCAACGACTTCTTCCTCAAAGCCAATACCTTCTTCTTTTAGAATCGACTCAACGCGATTCATAAACTGAGATGCCAATATGGCTTTGTTGCCATTTATCTTGAATTCTATAACTGAACATCTGGAGTGCAGAGGTTCAATAATACGATTACGATAATTGCAAGTAAAAATAAAACGACAGTTTTTATGAAACTCCTCAATGAACCCACGGAGTGCAGGTTGCGTTGACTGAGGATTGAGGTAATCTGCCTCATCTAAAATAACAACCTTATGTCCAGCATTTTGTAATGATACTGTTGAGGCAAAAGTTTTTATTTTATTTCTGAGAATATCAATACCAGATTCTTCCGAACCGTTGATAATGATATAATCACAACCTAGTTCTTCACAAAGAGCTCGGGCAACAGTGGTCTTACCAACACCAGACCCGCCTGCCAAAAGTAGATTAGGAATCTCTTTTCGGCCAACGAATTCTAGAAATGTATTTTTTATACCTTCTGGTAAGACGCAATCATTTATTTTCTTTGGACGATATTTCTCTACGAACAGGAAACTCTCTTTCATCAAATCTTTCTCTCTCACCGCACCAAGGACAGAACCATTCTCTATCCAAAGGTAAATAACTTTCTACTGCTATGGACCACCAACCGCTACACTTGTGGCACATAAAATGGTACAGTACTTCTGTACTAATCCGTGGGTTGCTCAAGAGCGATCCAATAAGTTACCTTACTACCCTTCCAACAAGACACCAGGGCCTGGGATGATACAGAAACATCATACTTACCGGGAATCATTTTGAGATTATCAGCCTTGAAATTGAACTCATAATCTTGACCATTATCATCCAACGCAACATCATAATTGTTCGATGTTGAATTTTTCAGATCGGTAACTGTAATCTTTCCTCGGGTCATAACAACATCAGGCAACTGCATCACTGCGGATGCTTTCAATACGTTAGCCAATGTTTCTTGTAAAACTTCAAAATGCACATCTGTCTCAGGTGCATTGAATGTATCCGGGGGGGAAATCAGAATAGATGGATCCGAATAGAAATAACGAATATTTGATCCGCCGCCGTTGACAGTCAAATATTTTTCTTCCATTTTCAAATTCGGGTCTTTCACCAAAGTCAACACACCAAGAAATTCTGTTAGATCATAGATACCGAATTCCTGTGTGAAGTCCTCTGAAACATCTGCCTCTGCTAAAATATTTTTCATGGTAGACATTGTTCGCACCTGGCTACCTTCTTTGATTAAAATATTTTGATTGATATTTGAAAAGTTCTTTAGAACTTCAATCGTATCATTACTTAATTTCATCTTCACTCTCCTGCTCATGTATGTGGAGCATCATAATACCATAATGTAAAATCTTCATAAGGTCATCTTTATTCTTGCCGCCTTTACGGCCATATCGTTGAGCATACTTCAAAATGTTGCCCATACAAAATCCTTCACCATGACCACATTCTTCTATAAACTCCAACGCTTGAAATTTATTTGCTGAATAATGTAACTCGTAGGTTTTATCAATATAAGCCCTCAATTCTTTTAGTGATTTGTTTTCACTAAATTTATAAAAATTTTCTGGAATTTTTGTCACTTTCATATTCATAATGATAACACCTTTTTCAGCATTTGTCAAGGGGAAATGGGGGCAGGATAGATGTACCAGTGGCGGCTGGCAGAGCTTTCTTCAAGGGCCTCTCCAAGCATCAGGTGAAGGCTCCCAGTTACCCAAGAGCCGCACCCCCAAATTTATTTAACTAATTTTGATGAGTTTTGGTTTCTTCTCATCAGGTACAATACGTTCAATCTCAACGTATAGCATACCATCTTCCATCTTCGCACGATTCACTACTGCATCATCTGCCATAGACCAAGTCCTGGAGAATTTACGTTGTGAGATACCACGATGAACCAGGACAGCCGAGTTATTGTCATTCGACATTTCATCCTTATCATTATCTTTCGTCGCAACTACCAGTTTTCCTTCGTTAGTTTTGACTTCGATATCCTTCTTGTCATATCCTGCCAACGCAACTTCGACCTGCCACTTGTTATCCTCTAACTTACGAATATTGTAAGGCGGGAAATTGGCAGTTGTATGTAGTTGGTAGTGTTCATTCAGCCTGTCAAAAAGACTGTCAAAACCGACAAAGTGTGGGGCCAGGGTGGCCGTGTCAAAAAGATTTGCTAATGCTTTACTTGTAACCATTTTATGTTACCTCCTATTACTGTTTAGCAAGGTTAAATGAGAAACCCCGAAGGCATTTCTCAACTAGTATTTATAATAATAACAGGAAAAAGATTTCGTGTCAAGGGTTATCTCAATATAAAATATAAAAAAGCAATTACAACTGAAGCATAAATAGACCAACGGAAAAACTTACCCATACCAACATAAAAGCAATGTGCTACTTGCAACTTCCACATCTTACCCAAATCGTAGTTGATCTTAGCGGCATTCTGTAATTCCAATCGAACTGGTGCAGGCAAAGTCTTTTGAATCTGGGCCCATTGAGGATACTCATAAAAAGGATCCATATGTGCCTGCTTATAGGCCATTTTGTATACCTTTTCTGGCTTCCACTTCTCACACCAAGCGACTAGACAAATCAAGTCGTCGTCACTGATTTCGACATAATTAGGTTCTACATTAATCTTCACGTTTCTTCATCCGTTCTAATTTCTTTGATTCTTTCTTTGCTTTATTCAAATGATATATACTGGCACGTTTGGTAAACACCAAACCATTCAAATGATCTATCTCATGCTGTATGATTCGTGCAGTGATACCAGTAGGTTGATTCTCAACCTTTGTACCATCAGAATCATAATATGTAAGTTTTATAGTCTTGGGTCTTTTGATATTAACAAAAAAATGTGGAAAACTCAAACATCCTTCTATCATGTATTCGTCACCATCTTCTTTGACAACCTCATAAGTGGGATTGATAAATGCGTGCTCAATATCTTCGCCCATGCCCACAACAATAACCCGTGTATTCAAATCAATCTGCGGAGCCGCTAAACCAATACCGTTATTCTCTTTTCGTATCTTTTGCATACGGTATACTAACTCACCAGCATCCATAAGTGGGTTTTCAAAATCCCAGGGCTCTGCTACTTTATACAGTGCTGGGTGTGGGTCGTAAACTAGGTTCATGATATCATCCTACTAAAGTTGTTTTGTTTAGCGAAACAAATACTGTGCTCAAACTTATCTATACTCAAATCTGGTTTATGACTTACCAAAAATACATTCTCGTCTGATAACGATTTCAGTATTTTAAGGAATTCGTCTGTACCATTTGCATCTAATGAAGAATCAAATATCTCATCCAATATCAAAAGATTCGTATTTGTTGAGTTTTTCATCTTGGCTATTTGTCGCCAAGTAAATAAAAGTGCCAAGTCAATCCGCATCTTCTCACCTTCACTAAAATTGGCATAACTAAACTCATCACGATATCGAGAGCGGATTGTCTCATTGAACTCCTCGTCCAATTGAAACTTGACCTGGAACTCCAATTTGTTCAAATACATATTGATAAAATCATTCATTACAGGAAGATACTTACGAACTATCTTCGTTTTTATACCAGAGTCCTGCAACAGTTGTTTAGCTATTATATAATAATTTTGATCCATTGTCAAGGAATTTCTTTCCTTATCCACAGATTTAATTTCTTCTTTATACAATTTCAATTTAGTTTTATCTTCGGCCAATTCTATTTCTATAGCCGCAAGACTTTCCATTTGTGCAACCAACTCACTGTTGAACTGTTCTAAGGCTTTCATAGAAACCTGTTGTTTGGCAATACCAACTTCCATAAGAGTATACTCAGTTTCTTGCTTATCCATGTGAGTCAATCGTTCATTCATTTCTGTTATGGCTTCAGAATTTGTCAGTATCTTATCACTTCGTTTTCCAATTTCATGTTCTTTGAATGTAGCATCTATATGCTGATGGCAAGTAGGACAATCATCATTATCGTGAAACCATTTTATTTCTGTTCGCATCCTACTGGCGTTATGACTCAACTTATCACGAACTCTTATAAACTCCTGTTTCTCGTTATGTAATTTCTGATACTGTGGACTGATATTTTCATTCCAATCAAGTATACCTTCATATAAAGATTTTATTTCTTTTGTATTGTCAGCAATCTTCTTCTTGGTTGCATCTTTAGATGTTTTACTCTGACCTTTAATTTTTTCAATATGGTCGGTAGTCATTGTAATTTTAGTTTCTAACAAATCTGCTTGATGCACCAACTGATTCTGTCTATCCTTAAGGTCTTTTATTTTCTGTTTCAATATCCAGTTCATCATAGAGAAAATTTTGATATCTAATATTTCTTCCACGACCTCTCGTCTGGCTCGGGCAGTCAGTTGCATGAATGGAACAAACGATGATGAACCAAGCATAACTACCTGTGTAAAGGACCTATAATTTAGTTTGAGAATTTGTTCCTCTAACTGTTTTTGATAATCTCTTACAGAGGCATCCTGATTCAACAACCTACCATTTTGATAAATTTCAAAACGAGTAGGTTTTATACTTCGTTTGATATGATACTTCTTTCTACCAATATTGAAAAACACCTCAACAACACAATCCCGTTCATTTACAGAATTGACAAGTTGATCCTTTTTGATATTACGAAAAGGTTTACCAAACAATCCAAAAGTCAAAGCATCTAACATGGTTGACTTACCTGATCCGTTCTCACCCGTAACGAGTGTGGTGGAGTATTTGTTTAGTTGAATTTCAGTGGGTGTGTTACCAGTAGAAAGAAAATTTTTCCAGCTTACTTTCTCAAATACTATCATACTACTTCGTTGGCCTCTACATATAAAGTTTTCAAAAGATTATTTAATTTCTTTTTGTTTAGTCCTTGACTATCAATCTCATCTACATATTTCTGTAGTAAACTAATAGTATCTTCCATTTCTTCAAAGTGTTCCTCTGTAAGATTTTCGTGATCTAAATCAGAAAAATCTTCAACTATTTTCAATTCGTGAAAGTTACCCTCATTATAACAACGATCCACAAAACGATCAAAGTTATAAAAATCTGTTTTGTTTATTACAAATAATTTTACATAGCAACCTTCATACTCGGACAAATCTGTTTCCAACATATTTTGTTGACTGTCATCATAAAAGATTTTCTTGAACAGTCTATTAGGATTTTGATAAAACTCCAACTCTCTTGTTTCAGTGTCAAGAATATGAAACCCCTTGGCAGTATTATAATCTGACCAAGTTATTTCGTATGGTGCTCCCAAATATCGTATCTGTCCATCGTCTTGCTGTTGATGAAAATGTCCGGAGAATACTCTTTCATATCTTTTGAATATGTCTCTGGAGATTCCATCTTCACAATAAAGGCCTGGGTGCATTTCACTACCGTTTAGAGGTAGATGTCCAAATGCCCAGTCTGCTTTAGATTTTTGTATCTTGCGAATACTCTCGGCATATTTCTCTGGACATATCCAGGGAGTCATCAATATATCAAGTCCATCAAAGTTTATAATCTCAGGAGTATCTTTATACAAATGTATAGGATATTCTCCTAGAGTCAACCCTACAGAATTAACATCATTGTTATTCTTGAAATAACAATCGTGATTACCTAATAGCATATGTAAGTCAACACCCATTTCATACACTGGGTTGAAAAACATATCTTTTGCTAATTTAAGAGTATGATAGTTAGTATACCGACGCCGATCAAAAGCATCGCCCAAATGAACCACCGCATCAATATTTTCCCTTCTACATATTGGGAAAAAAGTTCTTCTGTAGAACTCGGCCTGGAAGGTCGCAAAGGCCACATTATCGTTTTTACCTCCGAAGTGTGTATCAGTAATTAGTGCCAGCTTCATCTCATTGGTGGCCCTAGAAACCAAGTCACCAATGAATATCTAACACCCTTTGTCACGGGTGCAACTCTATGTTCCAAACTAGATGGAAACACTATAACGTCACCTTGCGTGTGGCTTTTAAATGGTTTTTCCACAGATGACTTGCCTTTATTATAACTCATTACTTCAAATTCTCCACCTTCAAAACTATCATTCAATAATATTGACATACTCAACTTTCTAACTTTGTCATGGACAAAAGCATTGCCGGGTTCATTATATTTTGATAAATGGTCATTAAACCCATCCCTATGCCAAGTATAAAATCCACCCTTTTTATATCGGGTTATCTGTGACGATTCAGCAGATGTAATATCGTAACGCCATCCGGCCTGTTCATTTGCTTCCATCATATATGGCCAAATAAGGTCATACACCCATTGATCGTTTGTCCATGCTACATCACTGATTCTGGTTTTCTTATCGACAGCCATCTCTGTCTTTCGACCAGATACCCGTTCTTCATCTGAAATATCTTTCTTGGTATCTACAGAAGAAGGTTCCCACTTCTTAGATGCGTGTCTTTTTAACTTGTTACAAGTTTTGGCATCTATTGAACCATTAAAAATAAACCACTCATTTACAGTATTCAAAACTAATCGTCATCCGAGAAACTATATCTGTCTAAAAATTCTTGATATTGTTGCTGATAAACACTAGAATCATCATGGGCCTGAACCACAATCATTTCTTCTATATTACTTCGTTTCAACATCTTATCTTTAATTTTAGATTGTTTCTTCTCTTTAGTTATTCTTCTTACAAATGCAAAATAAATTATTTGAGTAAAATAAGCAAAAGGATTACTTGACTTCTCTGGATTGAAGTTGTTTATATACTGCAAACAATTTTCAATACCATCACTAATCATTTCATCACGATATGTATAGTTGATAAAATTAGGACGATACGCTAAATGGTTAGCAATCTTTAAAAAACAACTCCCGATATAATCGGTTACTTGAGGTCTAGGTTCACCTAGTTCTTCTGCTTCTCTTACCTTTGCCTTCCATTCAATCATGGCGGCTAAGAACGCTTTATTGTTGACGTAATGTGGCTTCTTCTTCTTATCTGTAGCCATAGGAATCTCCTATGAAACATAATCTCCAAATAGTCCAATGATAACTTCTACAGCCTCGTCCAACTCTTTTAGACGCCATGCTGCGTTACATTTGATTAGTGGGTGTTCCATTATTTGTTTATCGTCCGAAACAACTATCAACGGTTTTTTCAAACCAATACTCCAACCTATCTCTATGATAGTCCCAATACTGGGTCTTCGGTCATTCATCTCTTTGGGAAGATAAGCCAATACTAAGTCTGCACTTTCTGTGTCCAACCAGTTCTTTGCATTGATAGCACGTGGATCACTCCACATCTTATCAGTTGCTCCATCATCTGTATAAACCATTCCTGGTCGTAGGGGTTCACACCTCAATGGAGATATGCCAATAATGTTGTCTGGCAACATAAAATTAACATCATGTCTCCAAGTCGTTGCTTCTTCTTCTGTTAGACCTGCAATAGGTCCTGCCAAATAAACATACTTCTTCATACTCATAATAAATGCCTTTTTTGTTTTAGACATCTATTAATATAACAGGTATTCTATATTCTGTCAACCCCGTATATCTTCCTCGGGTGTAGGTACTTCTATTTCACCACACGGCCAAACATATCCGCACGGCATCTCTGGTTTCTGAATACAACTCATATAAACTCGCATCTCACCTTCTTCAGAATCTTTTACCAACACTCTATATTTTGAACTATAAAAATTCCAAGTACGATTTCTTTCTATAAAATCTGGTAAAAAGATTGTTTCCATATAGTTATGGCATCTATCTAAAGAGGGAAAATATTTATCCTCTATTTGCATCCCAATCGTACCAGATTGTGTTATTGTCAAATAAATTAAAAAAAATATACTATTCATCAGGTTCCTCTATCTTACCTAGTTCATAATTGATTAGTTCTTGAACAAACGTCTGTGGTGATATTTCACTTTGAACTGCGGCAATAATAAATTCAGCCATCTGTATTTCTTTCTCAAGCCAAAACTTCTGTCTTTGTAATTCCTCTAATCGAACATTGTAATCATCTAATTCTCTTTGCTTACGAACTTTGTTCTCAATAATATCCGTAATAGAAATTATATTTTTACTTTTTGTCATTATTGGGTTGACAACTTAAATATTCATAGTATAATTAGCTATGTAGGAGCGTTAATGAAGTTTATCTTTATCAGTAGGAGGAAAATAAAGAACATTAGATACATCATCATCAGATAAAGTTTCTACAGCATCAGCAATATCTTCAATATCAGAGGAGGAATCTGTTAATTCAGAAACTGCTTCTTGAAGATGTCTCATTTTCTCCAAAGCCTCTTCTTCTGTTTTAACATTATTCTGTTCTTCTATAATCATCTTACTAACTAGATGTTTATAATAAAACCTAACTTCTGGAGCCAAGTTTCCTATTGTTAGAATTTTATTTTTATATACAACAAACTCAGGATCATTAGTGAATGAAACCCATTTAGAAAATCCAGTGTGATTTACTACAGTTTCATTATCCTGATCCATCACATTTTGTTCACGCACAGCAAAAGGACGTTCTATTAATAGAGCATCTGAATATTCTTGCAATACCTTACAGATAATATCCTCTCCAGAATCTAGTTTAATAACTTTGAATTCTGTCTGTGGTATTTCTTCTGTCATATTAATATTTATACTACTTCTCTTTCAGTTTGATAGGGACGATATCGTATTGAAAACCTTCTGAGTTATAAATCTCAATTCTCGGTTTCAGATGATTGAGTGTATAGTTAGGTTTACCTCTTGGGGTAGACATATCGTCCGCGATATCAAATACCTTTAGACCTTCCTTATCATCAGCGGTTCTCAAACCTCGTCCAATGCTTTGCAGGATTTTCACTTGACTTTTGTATGGACTACCAAATATAATATTATGTAATCTCTTTATATTGATCCCAGTAGAAAATACACCATACGATGCAAGTATAATAACATCATCTTGTTTTTCTACAAGAGAACGAACTTGCTCACGATCATCAGTAGGTGTCTGGCCATAGACCAAATGAACAGGTCTACCCATAGGTTCTAACAATTCATGCAAATGTCTCAGTTGAACAATATACCGACAGAGTATTAATGTATTACCTCTTTCCTGATAAGCAACTTTAGTTATGAAATTATTTCTGGGTGGATACTGAGCAAGAAAATCTATCTCCGCTTGATAATCTCTTTGTATTCTTTGTTTCTTATCGTGTTCCAATACCAAGCAATGTATATGTAAATTAGATAACTGTTTATCTTCTATCAGTTTAGATGTTGTTGTGACTTGTGTATGCTTGGCAAACAATCCTTCCAATACTAATCTATGTACCTCTTGTCCGTCCAGAGTACCTGTAGTACCGATACGATATTTACAATCATGTAGTTTAGTCATAATGCCGACTAAAGATTTTGCTTTTGCCAGATGACATTCATCAACAAAGACAGCACCAAACTGTTTGAAATAACTTTTTGGTAGTTTGTATATAGATTGCCAGGTAGAGATAACAACCTCTTTGGGGGTATTCTTATCCATACCCGAATATACACGATGGCAAAAGTCCTCGGGGAACCAACCGTAGTCAGCAAAATCAGAAAACAGTTGTTCTACCAGACTGGTCGTTGGAACAATGATTAGAACTTTTCGATCTTGCAACAAATCGACATAGTACCTGGCCAAGCAGTAGATGATAAAGGACTTACCTGAACCAGTAGGAGACAATATTAGACCTCTATTGGTATTGATAATATGATGAATGGCATCTAATTGATACGGACGTACCTTGACTTTAGATTTTAACCCATTTACAAATTTACGAACAAGTTGTTTGTCTACCCCGTTGTCAACTTCAACAGCACCATTTACTCTGACTCGGTACCCTTGCTTCTTGCAAAACTCCTTGACATAAGGATATAGTCCCACATATATTTGACCAGTAGCAGGACTGAATAAATGAATACGACCGGACCAGACACGATTGCGTACCGACGGCATATATCTTGCATTCGGTATTTCAAACGAGAAGAATTCGTGTAATTCTTTAGCTGCTCCTGCATCAGCTGAAATTCTGAGGTAGACTTCATTAAACTTTTCAATCAATACATCCATCACTCACCGTGCAAAAACATTTTCCATTTGATAGCATTGTTAATCGCAAAACTACGATTAGCAATTTGTTGTATAGTTTTCTGTAAGTAATCTACGACAGTATTAAAATATGCCTCCTTTTGGGTAATTTCTTGATATTCAGGATCAGCCTCGATATACATCTGAACATCATTTTTCAATACTTTCAAGTCAAACGGCTTCTCTACATACACCTCTGTAGGAGCCTTACCAGTATAGTATTCCCACTTTTCTTTATATAAAGTTTTTCTCGTATCTTGCGTTTGTTTTAATTTTGAAGAAAATTGAGCATACAATTTCATATACTTGTTATGTAATTGTGGAGTGCGGAGAGATTCTATATCTAACTCCGTGTCATCAATTTTCAAATCTTCATCGGCCATTGCCGATATCTCACTAAATTGCATAATAAATTCCTAAAAAAAGAGAGGGTAGTTCAAAAGCCTCCCACCCGTATAAAGATATATTGTCTTTTACATTATATTATGTGAAAAAGATTGTATAAATTAGGGCTTGCTATTCAAACTATCCTCTCATTTTTATTTATATAGTTTTGAATTCGTAGGTCATGTATGTAAAGGTTACATCTGCGGTCAAGTATTCAACATCTACACCAGCCTGTGTGTAGGCCAAACCACTCAACGCTATGGGGAATGCTTCTAACATCTTTATGCGGACTACTGGATTATTCTTACTGGATAACACTGTAAGCATAATATCATCATATAACATCCTCTCACCCCTTCGTGTATTTACATCATCACGACGATCTACAGATTTGAACTGTTTGTGATCGTAGGGGAAACCTATACTAACCATCCAGTCATGTATCTCTCTATAGTTCTTCAATTCTTCATCTACCAAAAAGGTCATATCAAAATTATCATAAGATATTTGATCGCCAACGATTGGCATATTGGATAACCGAGTACCAACTTCTGCAACACCCAAAGAAATTCCTGGAATAACAGCGGCAGTACAGAAATACTCTGCCAAAGGATAGTTGGAGAACGTGACACGGAACTGACTATTCTGAGCATAGTCCATAACGTCCGGTTGTCGTTTGTATGCAGTGACGCGTGCTGTATTTAAATTTCCAGCGGTATCATATGTCGGATCGGCCATACTACTATTTATAATGATTCAACCAAAAGAAAACCCCGCCGAAGCGGGGTCTCCAACTATACTCTTATAATAGTTATTATGTTGAGTATTTTTATCCTACATAAGGTTATTGACCTGGACACGTCTATAATACATATTGCGTGCGCCAGAACCCGGGTTGGTCAAGTCGATAACGCCGTCGCCATCAGTTGTGGCAAACGGGTTGGCAACCATGCCGTACCGAGTTTTGAAGCCAATCTTCGGCTGAAATGTCTGCTCACCAACGGCTCTCACCATTTGCAAGGGGACATACGGGCAATAGAAAAGACCAGCGTCATAAGGCGATGTACCCTTATACCCAACAACAAAGAACTTTGTAGCTGTGCTGTTGTTCGCATACGGGTCAACATAGACTTTGAAACGACCATTGAGTGTACCAGCAAACGTCGAACCTGTGTCATCAACATTCAAGTTGTTGGACAGGCCTGTGGCGTTGTCAAGCATACCGGCCATGGAAAGAGCAGAAGCAACGTCCGCATCACAGATGAGGATGTTACCTTTACCGCGACGTGTGTCCTGAGCGATGACATTAGCATCACGCTCGATCTGGAACATCATGCCTTTGAACTTCTCAACAGACCAACGACCGTTGGAGTCTGTATCGAGGTCGAAAATACCAGCTGTCGCTGTATTTGTCTGGGCACCGTTCTTCGAGGACGAATAGATTGTGCGGACCACTTCCCGGTTGATTTCAGCCAGGATCTCAGAACTGAGGATATTCGCAAGTTCTGTTTCAGCATCCAAACCATGAATGGCTTTAAGATCCTGAGCGAGTTCCATTGAGTACTCAGCTTTCAGTGCACGGGACTTCGCAGTCACGGTCACTTTGTCGATGCTGAATGCCATCTCGGCAAACGAGTTAGCTGTCGCATCACCCAAGGCTTCCGCCTGGGCTGTTGTCATTCCACCGCCTGTAACGTGAGCAGACATATCCGAAAGGACGTCAGCTCCAGTATGGTCGTCAGACTGAAGGTCACCAGCCGCGTCATTGGACGAAAAGTCAGTATCGGCCTCGGACGTGAAAGCTTCTGTACCGGTCTGGTTGGTGTATCGTGATTTCATCGCAAAGATGAGACCTGTGGGGCCAGACATAGGCTGAACACCGCAGATATCATAAGCGATAAGGTTAGGCATGGCACGACGGATGAGAGAGATAAGGATCGGGTCCCAGTTATCGACGGCACTACCTGTCGAGTTCGTGGGCGCTGCCTCTCGCAAAAAGGCTCTATCTTCCGACATCGCACGCTCTTGGTTTTCTAGAATTACAGTTGTGACTGCACGCTTGTAGCTATCTTTAATCTCTGGGAGGTCAGAATGCTCAAGTACTGGCTGCCATTTTTCCTGTAAATGTTCTGATTGAAACATTTTATATTCTCCTAAAATATTTTAGTACTATTTATAGTTTTTGTTATTTCTGCGCACCTACTTTTGAGATTGCAGACATATAAGCAGCCATTCTATCGCTAACGTCACCGTTTTCATTGTAAATAGGTGCTGCCTCCTCTTCGTCTTCCTTTACAGTCCGTTGAAAATAGCTCTCTTTGATCGTGTTCAACTTACCACGATAATCTTCACTACCTTCGTAACTAACACTTTCTGCTAGACCGACAAATTTTTCCACTTCCGTATCCGCTAGGTCGGAAGCCACATCAACGAGAATTTCCTGTTGCTCAAGTTCCCCAACACGCTGAGTAAGTTCAACATTCTTCTCTGTCTGCTCGTTCAGCTTGGCTTCCATTTCGTCAGCCTGCTTCGCAGCAGCGTCAAGAATATCAAATTGCTCATCAGGGATAGCAATGTTGTGTTCTTCAAACAAACCTTTCAGGCCTGTAATGAAGTTCTCGGTGATTTCTGTTTTAAGTTTATGCTCAATAGCAACTTCGTTCTGCTTCATCCACTCTTCCACAACGTAGTTCAAGTAAGCATCTACTTTCTCTGTTGTTTCAGCGGTTTTCGCTTCAACTTCGTCAGCTAATTTCTCAGCATATTCTTCTTCGAGCCGTTCAATTTCTGTTTTGACTTTCTGTTTGACAGCAGCTTCAAAAATAGTTGTAGCTTTGTCTTTGAATTCTTCCGAAAGGCCTTCGCCATCTACGAGGGCGGCAACATCTTCTTTCACAGAAATTTTCTTCATACGATCTTCGATTTCTTTCTTTTGAGCTTTGAGTTCTTCAAGTTCCTTATCCGTCTTACCTTCCTCAATTTCTTCACTATCACCCTTAGCGATTGCAGAGATTTTCTCATGCATAGCTTTAAGATCAGCTTTATTGAGTTTACCAAGACTTTCAAGTTGCTTCGCAAGATCCTCAAGCATACCAGCTTTGGTCATACGGGCTTCCTCTAGTTGTTCTCCGTCATGTTCGACTTCATCGCCAGCGGCAATCTTCATCGGTTCACCTGGAGTAGCTTCACCAGAACCACCTTGTTTAACTTTGGACTCCGATCCGGCAGAATTCGTAGGTTTGGCTTTCTTCGCTTTATCAGCGGCTTTACCCATACCAGAATCTTTTGCCTCAGGATCGTCAACTGCAGGACCAAGGTCTTCCGCATCATTAGACAGATCAGATTTATCTCCACCACCAGCAGAAGGCTTCTTCGCAGCCTTAGCTTTATCAGCGGCCTTTGAAGGATCACTACCTAAATCATCTGTTTCATCTAATTTTTGGATATCTTGTTCCATTTTTGTAACTTCTTCCTCAGTTAACTCGGCGTCTAGAAGCTCTTCCAACTTTGTGTTAAGTTCTTCTGACATTTTGGATTGACTCCTATATTCGTTTTTTATTATTTATAAAAATTATAACTTTGAAAGGAAATCTTCCCAGACCTTCAACTGCGCAACTGCACGATCTTTACGCTGAGAGTCAATTTCCCTGTAATAATTTTCAATATCTACTTCTTTAACGATACCATTGTCCCAAATCCATTCCTTACCTTCCATGATACCTTCCACGAAAGCATTAGGAGCCGATGGGTCTGCTACGATATCAGCAGCCGTTGCGAGATAAAAATCATCTCTTACATACTGCGCACCTTTTTTGGGCTCCAGAGAACCCATACCTCTAGAGGAGACACCAAGTTGAGCGCCTTCATCTATAAGATTCTTTACAATCTTTCCATAAGGAGTATCCATGATTTTAGCTTCGCCCATAAAGTTATTATCATCGGGCCAAAGATTAGTAATCATGTGTGACACTCTTTCAAGATTGACTGTAGGGCCGTCGGGATGTCCTAACTCCCCGAAGGCACGTTTTTTCTGAATAAACTCCTTATTATATCGACTTACTTCTTTCTGTAAAACTGGATAAGGATATACTCTACCATTACGATTCTTAACATCGGCCTGTAGAAAAACGCCACGGATTTTATAATCCTTACCGCCACCATCTTTAGCTTCAGTAATATATTCAATATTTTCGATATGTTCGGAAATAAGTTTCATTTTATTCTTCCTCTGGCTGGGGCTCCTCAACCTCAGGCGATGGTTCTTCTACCGGACTAGCAAACATCTGACCAGCAAACTCTTGTTTGCGTGTGTCCATGATGTCCGCCTGTTTAGTAGACATTACCTGGTCAAAACTTGACCCAGCCTTAACTGTATCACCGCCTGCAATAGCATCAATAATATTCTTGATACTATCATCAGCCGATAATTCGTTTGTTTCTGTCTTATCTGACATAATTATTCCTCATCTATTTATAAAAATGCGTCCGTTCCACCTTCATCATCACCCATCTTCTTCTTTTCAGCTTCTATCTCGCCATCCATAACCTCAATTTCTCTATCAGATTGACGCAAAACATTTTTCCGTACCCATTCATGTGAATAATACATTCCAATATAATCTGTTAGTCTGTCAAGAATGTCGATACGTTCACCCAGTATTTCTGCATCCTTGAGTTCAGAAAAGTGATTGTCTTGTAGAAAATCATATGTGATTTGTTCTTTCAATATCTCCCAATCATCAGACGTAATGATACCCTTGAGTATCAGCTGAGTCTTGAGTAGATCGTGAAAAATATCTGTAAATTTTCGTCGTAGTTTATCTACAAACTTCGTGAACTTTACCTCGTCCCGTGTTATCTCTGTGGATCGACCCAAATTGAACCCTGAGTCTGATTCCATTCTGGAAATAGGTACGTTTAGTGCACGGTATAGTTTATTCTGAAAATACTTGACATCTTCCAGTTCGCCAAGATTCTGACCACCAGGCAAAGTAGTAATCTCTGTGCCTCGCCCGCCTTCTCGTCTTGGTAACCAAAAGTCTTCCAACATTGACATTTTCTGTCTGTCGTCGCGAACTTCACCTGAACTTGAATCGTAAACGAGCTTATTACGATAACGGTTCATAATATCTTTTAGATACTGTTCCGCTTTCTGTTTAGGTAAGTTACCAACGTCTATGTAGAAGATACGTCTTTCTGGAGCCCGTGAAATACGATATATAACAATCGCATCTTCAATCATACGCAACTGATTGACGGGTTTTATAGCTTTATGTAAATAAGAATAAACTTGGTTTGATGTGGGTTCAAAGTAACCTGAGGTTACATATACGACAGCATCTTTAGATATTTTGGCACCAGTTCCAGCTCCACCGTGGCCATGAAACGCCGGATAAATTCCTTCTTCGTTATAAAGAAAAAACTCATTGACATTTTTAACAATATCGACACCCTGTTTGTTTTTTTCCTTTTGTATTTCTCTAACCTTTTTAATATTTCGAGGATCAATGTATCGTACTTCCCGTATACCTTTTTTGGGATTCTCCATATCCACCATTTTATGAAAGTAAATACGTCCATCGACATACCATCTTCGGAAAAACTCATGTCCCTTCTGATTCCAATGAAGAAGTTTAAGACAGTGTGAAAACTCGTCCCTAATTTTCTTCTTGATAGAAGTGGAATAGTTTGTGAAGTTTAAGACTAAAGATACAGAAGGCTCATTAACGGAAGCAAGGATTGCTTCATTCACGATATCTTCTATTGCTTGATCGGCCTCGGGATGCTCCGCTGTCATGCGGTATTTCTTTACAAGATCAAAATCATTTTTAGGAACAGCTTCTGCTCCATAATATTGACCAAAGAAACCCGCAGCGGCCCCAATGTCTAAAGAACCATCGTCAGGAGCAGGGGCGACAAAGCTTTTCGCCTTATCGTCCCCGCCCCTTTTGATTGTAAAACCAAATAGTTCTGCCATAGTATAACTATTTATATCACCTACAACTGTACTACTCTAAACTTCTTATCGAGGCCGTGTATTACCTGCTCCACCGCCTCCACCTGTCGTACCCAACTGACCCGTAGGCGCACCTGAGATTGTCATGTGGTTGAATCGAAATGTAACACCAAACTCAAGAATCGCATCAGATGTTTCCTGACTAAACTCCATTGCGTCAACCGAAGTCGGCCAAACGTCATAAAGAGTATATGTCCGGAGTGTCGCATCGTTACGATCTTTTTGTTTGATGAGTGCTGTGCCGTAGTATGAAGCTGGATTCTCACCAATGGCGCTTCGTACTGTGCTACCACCGATGTCTCCCAAGAATGACTGCCATTGTTCAAAAGCAGACCTCATAATCATACCACGATCACTCATAACGGTTACTGTCCAAGTGTCATAAGTTCTATCACCAGCGACAAAAATCTGTCGGCCACGATAACCTAGGGTAATTTCACCCATGGTCAAAGCCGGAACAGTTGTGCCTCTGCAAAGGAACTTAAAGTCTTGAGAAGAAGTCAATAGTCCTGCAGGACCGCCGGTGATGTTTACCTCGAACTGATTAGCTCGTGCACCGCCGTCTTTCAGAGCTCCTACAAATTCTGATAGTTGTGCCATCTGTTATTTTCTCCTTAACTTATTACGTCTGCAAAGTCAACGCCTGTCCGTGTTGCCACAAACGTCAATGTGATAAAGTTGATAGAACGTGCGGGTTTGATATAGATATCAGCCCGAAGTTCATTAGCATCAATGACCTGACCGGTGTTATTTGTTTCATCACAAACAACATGGAAATCAGTGATACCTCTACGACCCTGCACATCACGAAGGAAGGGTTCTACCATTCCTACGAACTGCTCTCTTGTAAACTCATCGTTGAATTCAAAGAGGACAGCTTTCGCAGCACGTTCGATAGCATCTTCAAGATACAGGAAGAGTCGGCGAACATTGATGCGGTTGAATGCACTGTTGCGGGACAGACCAGTTTTATCACCCCAAAGTAATGTACCTTCACCCGGGAAAGCACAAATGGGATTGATACGATTACGATACAAAGTATCTCGTTGCGACTGCGATGGGTTGTAAGCCAGACCAACTGCGGAGCGGATATTACCACGATTCAAACCTGCAGGCGAGAACCAAGCATCTGCTACGAGTTCGGCATTTGCAGTACAACCTGCCGTATCACCATTGAGAGGGATGTAACGATACTGGTCGTTATATTTGTCGTACATCTTCTTATAACCACTGTCAAACACAGCATAAGATGTACTTGCGATGCCAAGGAAGAAATTACGGACATTGTTTGTCTGTGTGAAAGAGTTAGAAACTCCAACAACGTCAGCACGTTCCGGAGAAGCAAAGACCATGAGGTCCTTACGTTTCTCAGCAATGTCAATAAGATTTGTGACATGAGTTGCATCACCAGGTCCAGCAATCATCAGACTGACGGGTAACTGATCCTGATCGAAAAGATCATAAGCATCTTTCTTTTCACCGTTTGTCGGTGTATAGTCATCTGTACCACCTGTCAATGAAATTTCACTGGATGGAATAACATCTGTAAATGTTGTTCCAGCCTTTGCATTACCCCAGTTAGTACCTGCAGTATTATGCTTCATCCAGAAGATATATTCGGAACTATTATAAAGAACATCACGATAATAATTAGCATCGCCACTATCTGTTCTTGCATCGTTAGCCTTAGAAACATGCGACCATTTTTCAAGAATCTGATTTGTTGTGCCCGTAAGACCACCATCTTCATCTGTAATAATGATATGCATCTCGTCACCAGAACCACTGGCATTTGCTACGTCAGTAGATGTTCCAGGTGCACCAGCGAACTCCTCATACCAACGCCATCGGCGTGTGATGTTAGAGTCATCAGCAACTGTAGCGGCCAGACCCTTTGTAGAGAATACGCCATGCTGTTTGAAAGTTAGTGTGTTTGTGGTTGTGTTTACTTCTGTAACGATATACTCCACACCTTCGTGACCTGACAGAGGTACCTGGCCAGCCGTGTCAGAAGTGAAAGAAATAATATCGTTTACTACGATAGCATAACCAGACGCATCGGCGTCATCAACAACGATAGTTGTATCACCTTCAGCTGCCGCCGCGTCGTCCACAAGGTTATTTGTACCCAGATGCTGCTCATAAGTAGAAGCACTAGGACACTGCCATACTTTGAGGTTGTTACCCCAAGTGCCAGGGGACCGTCCAGCCCACTGACCTATATTAGCAGAACCATCTGCATAGTTTGCAAGCCAATGTTCAGTATTCTTTACAATAATTGCTGTACCTGAACTACATGCGTTGACATGGCCTGAGTTGATTCTAACAACTCGAAGCGCACCAGCATACTTCAAAAACGCAGCAGCTGTAAAGAACCATTCAAAAGTGTCTGCATTAGGCTTTCCAAACTGAGAAACTAGTTCTGATTCATTTCCTACGGTAACGATTTCTTCAACTGGGCCCTTTTCTGCTGTGATAGCAATACCACCCATTGTTGAAGCATCACCTGTTACGATACCGGTTAGGTCTTTTTCTTGGACCAGAATTCCGGGGGAAACTAGTGTTGCCATTTGTTTTAATCTCCTATTAAAATATTATGTAGGGACATAATCACTTGTCGATTTTCTTTTGTACGATTATTTATAAAAATAGTGATTTTAGACACATGACGCATGAAGTGTATAAATAATTGAACGACCTGAGGTACCCATCATGCGTGGCAGAATAAGACATAATAAATTTCTAAAAACTTTTAAAAACTTACAATGTGGGTGTGGGGAATCTGAACCTGAAGTATTAGAATGGTATCCACATCACGATACAATACATTCTCTTTATACTAGATGGGCCCCTAATACAAAACAACGAGAAAAGGCAGATAATCTTATAGAAGAATCTAAAGTTTTATGTGCTAATTGTGTAAAACGTATAGAGCATGCTCAGATAAACGGAGAAGAATTACCGTTTTATATTTGACCACCAGGCAGTTTGTGAGGAGTCCAATAGTCTCCATCAACATCAGTAAAGGGTGCTTCTTCTACCCACTCAATACCGTCATCTATAAAACCAAATGGTGCCATATCTTCTTCAATCATTTTCTGTTGAGACTGAAATAATCTCCTACGAATATCATCATCTGTAAGTTCCTTGAAGTAGTTTTGGTCTGTCAACCAAGAATATATAACAAGACACATTACCAAATCGTCTGTAGCACCTTCTTCTGCTTCAAACGATGCACCTTTAGAAACAAAGTTTGATAACTCTACGATTATATCAAAGTCTGGTATGATAAGTTTATCACCTTCTATAAGTTGTTTCAAATTTGAACAACCAACCTTTTTGACAGCCTTTGTTGTTCTTACACCTAGGTCAGTTGCCTTATCACCAAAACCCGAACCCACTATCTGACCCAGCCGTCCTCGCATCTGTGTCATAATAACATTTTCATATTCCAAGTCGTAATGTAAAGCATCTGCTATCTGTGCACCAACATCGTTTATCTCTACCATAACGTGAGCATCGTTATATGCCCGACACACCTTATATACAAGTTCTGGTAGTGCTAAAGGTTTTATTTCATTATTTCTATATTTCGCCACTAACTTGTAAGGTATCTGGCTTATGTCTATAACTACAAATGCAGAATAGTCGTTTGCACCACCTCGTGCAACGTCAACCGTTACAGCATATTGATGACGTTTTTCCGGGTTAGTATAAACATCCAAACCACCATTACTTGATATGGGATCAGACGTAGGTATCACTTGCAGTTTAGTGGGAGCTATAAGAGTATCAATAGACCCTAGGAAACTACACTCAAATTCCTGTAGAAACTGTTGCTCTGAAGTGTTAGCAATAGTTTGTTCTTTCCAGGCCTCATCTCGACCCGGTACCTCCGACCAATGAACTTCGATAGCATTGAACTGAGACTTTTGGTTTACAGCATCCATCCACAGTTTATAAAACATATTCATACCGTGGGGTGTAGATACGATAATTACTTTCGATGTTTGCCCAGCAGAAATTGTAGGATATACCGATGAGAAAAATTGCTCGGCGATATTTTGTGGTACAAATGCAAACTCATCGAGAAAAATAAGATTATAAGAACCACCACGAACGGCCGAAGCAGAAGTAGAACTAGCAATAATTTTAGATCCGTTTTCTAACTCCAGAGAACCCTTGTTCCAAGCGATAACGCCTTGTTGCATCCACTCCGGCAGATGCTCGTATGCTAATTGAAATCTCCCTAACAAATCTCTAGCTGTCGCTGCCTTGTTGGCAAGTATTGCTACGTTTACTGTCTCATTGAAAATTAGGTAATGGACTAGATAAGCAAGCAAGACTGTAGACTTACCAGACTGTCGTGGAAGTTTACATATAGAAAATCTATTGTTATGAAAAGTTCCTATCATCTCCTTTTGAAAATTATATAAAGCAAAAGGAATAAGGCCCTCGTCAATACTAACAATCTTAACATATTGCTGTATAAAGTAAATGGGATCTTTACTGCACTTGACGAATTCTTTAACCTGTTCTTCTGTAAAAGAAACTTCAACACCAGCAGATTTTAGATTGGGATTCCCCTTATAGGCAGGAACTTCGTTACTCACTTTTATCCTTTAGGAGTTTTTGAAGTTCTGTAGTAGAACCAACAAACAAAGCATTAGTAACACTCTTTGGACCTGTTTCGGGAACTTCTTTCAACTTTTTCATTTTATCTTGTAGGTCTGTCAACTTCTCTGTGACTTCCGCCACATTTTTTATAAGTTGACCGGCAACCTCATAGGCCCTGGGGTGTTCACCCTCTTTGGCAATTTCCAGTATACCATCAATAGCATCTTGCCCACGTTCTATAAGGTTATAAAAATTCTCCCGACTATACTTATAGTCAGAATCCATATCCTCAACTTCATCCGGCCGAGGAATAATTTCCTTAGGCTCATACGGATGCAACACATCCTTTACGGCATCTTTATTGATAATGCCGAGAGCCTTACTGACATTGATATCTAGATTAGCCATCTACCCATTCACTCAAAGTTTCATTGAAACCAAAGTTGTCATCACTATCAACAGTAGAATCCTGTTGTACAGATACAGAATATTGACGTACTCTTGCTGGAGTTTTGTCCGGCAAGTCTGCATACTGATTGACATCCACTTTGGTAATCTGTTCAGACGTAGTAACCGGACCATACATATATGTTTTTGCAACAAAGGACATTGTATAGATAATAGCTCTACGAGTTACAAAATCACCATCGTAAGTATCCTCGTATGATGTTCCTGTTAGAACCATAGGCACATCACGTTTGATATCCATAGAATCCACAGTTTTCAAAGTAACAGTATACTCTGGTTGAAAATACGGAAGTATCTGCTCAACAATCTGTACACCGTCATCACTGTTCTTAGCCATAATAAACAATTCAAAGTTTATATTGTATGGAACAGGTTGATATGCAGATTCCATCTGTGTGCCCTTTGTTCCTTTTACTTTACGAACCTTGGCCAGTTTGTTCAATTTTCTATCGGGATCATATTCAATACCGCTCAGTTCAAATCCAATTCTTGGCAACGTAATTGCAGTAGCCTCATTCAAATTGGGATCATCACGGAGTCTCGCAAGAAACTTCTGTCTCGGACCATAGGCCAAAGGTACTTTCAAAGACTGTGTTTCTTTACCAGACACGTCCTTCCGTGTAATATGAATATCATTAAAAAGTGTTCCGAAGGCAATAATGCTCCTCCGAATAATATTATGTGAATATGTACTACCAAACATTAATTAATTCCTCCAAGACTTGATGGCTCACCAAAGGGATTCTTTTCTGTAAAGTCCAGAATCTTATCTGCCTCAAGTTCTATAAACTCATTCTTTGCTGTCTCATCTATATTTTCAACAACGTATGCTTCACTGATAATATAATCTCCAGTCTCCATAAGTAAAGACCCTCCATTATATGTATCTGTTTCAGAGATTAGATTATCGCCGTCAGTTTCTTCTAACAACGTACTCCATGGTGACTGTCCTTCTTCCTGTACCAGATTTTCATTCAACGTGCCATCTTGTTCTAATGTAAACTGATAGAAGTAAGCATCCAGACTTTCTGTATCTTCTATGTTATCTATTGCGGTAACATCAGTATCAATAACTTCACTTGAATATTCAAATGTCGAACAAGATAATTTATAAACAGGCAGATTATCTACCTGATAGAATGGATCATCATGGTCAACAAAATCAATTTGAAACATCTTTGAAATTCGTGGGAAATAAATCAAATCACCTTCATTAGGTCGAGTATTGACTATAAGGTTTGAATCTATAGCTACAGTATCTTCCCAAATTCTACGAGAAACAACAAAATTTACCTCATCCCGTATTTCTAAACCAAACTTCGATATTAGTTCTTTATCTCCACCATACCCCTCAACTTCTTCCATATACATTTCTATCATATAGGCATCATTGAATTCAGATAAAACATCTTCACCAAATATTTTATCTTCTTTGACTAATGTACGAGGAAGGTAGTAAACATCATGGCCGAACACCTTTAGTTGCTCTATGACTAAATCTTCATAGAGTCTTTGTTCGCCTGTTGTTCCTTTTGAGAAATAAACTGAAGTTGCCATGGTTTACCCTACGGCAAAGTCAATAGGCATCTCGTAAGTCAAACGCATTTCTTCTTCTAATCTTTGAAGTTCCTCTTGCGCTTGAGAATATATTAACTCACCGTTCATTGTAACCCCGCCCAACATAGTAACGCCGTTGAATTTAATCAAATTGGATCCCCACTGTTGTTTTATCAATGCGGTTGCATATCGTTTCAAAAAGAAATCGTTGTAAATATCTGTCCATACTGTAGGATCAAGTTTACGATAGCATTCTATAACGAGCCATTCATCTACATCCATATCATTATCCCAATCCATATCAATATACAATCTGTTTTGATGTACATTGTAACGAATGGGTTTCTCGCCTACAAGAATATGATCTAGAAAATCAAGATGGTTCATCGTCATTTCATAGTGAACCACAGATGTGGAAGAAAAATCATATAGATCATTCAATCTTAATTGATATCTAACATCAAACATATTCATGCTAGCATTATCACTAAAGGGAAAGACATTCAATACAGACATTACGGAATCAGGTATGGGTATATAACCCTGATTCTCTGTCCATGTTCCCTGTACCTTTAGAGTTACTGCTGAACCACTATTATGGGCATTGGCCAATGCAGCCGTAGTTAGAACATTACCAGACTTTGCTGTATAGGCAACATCTTCAGCAGCATTTGTTCCATCTGTAGCAATAGTGATTGTACCAGTCGTAGGAAAACTAGTAGCATCTGTCAATGTCACACTAGTTCCTGATGCTAATAAAGCACCACTGGTAGTAGATGTAGGAACATTAGTAGCACCAGTTCCCGCATCTGTTCTTGTCTCAGTCAAATCAACAGTACTCTTTGCTCTGTTTACTTCGTCCTGAGTTAGTTTATGTTTCAAATAGGTTCTTACAACTCCATCAAAATGAAACTCTGAAAAATATGCCAAGGCCTCATCAATACGATCATCGCATTGATCTTCATCAACATTAATTTCAACGACTGGTTTCCCTAATGCTCGTAAACAATAGGCCTTTAGTGTCGCCTTTGAATTTGGTATAGCCATATATTATCCTAACGCAATAGCCATCGCCATTGCCTTCGCAGTGACTTCAGCCGCAGTCTGTCCTTTATTAGCAACAGTAACTATATTGTTACTATCATCACGAACATATATTTTTTGGTCAACTGTATTTACAGCCAACTCACCTGCTATCAGATCACTAGTACTAGGAGCATTACCTGCACTATGAGACCTTTTAGGCTTTATTGCAACAGCCATTTAGAATGTTCCACCATCCAATGATGTCGCCCAAGAGATAGTATCAGTTGATGCTGTGTAAAAAGCAACGCCGTCATCAGACCCACCGCCGTCAAGTGCCGTTAGTGTGTTTATTGTATTAGCAACGAGTAGTGAACCCTTTGCTATTGACGACAGTCCTGTACCACCATCTGCCACTGGAACATCTGTTCCACCTGCACGATAAACAATGTTACCCTCAACTGAAATATCACCAGCAGAAGCTCTTGCAACTGTTGTGTCTGTTGCATGGCCTACGTTGACAGCTGTAAACTCCGGTGAGTCACCAGTACCAACACCTAGAGCTGTAGCACCGGCCGCAGCTGTAGAAGCTCCTGTTCCACCAAGAGACACTGGCAATGTAGCCGATACACTTGCAGTTCCTGAACTGAGTGAAATAACACCAGTAGATGAACTAAAGTTTTGTCCTGTGCCACCATACTGTGTTCCGACTGCTGTTCCCTGCCATACACCAGTTCCAATAGTTCCCAAAGTCGTAATACTACCTTGGCCAATCCAGTTAGTTTTTATTCGTAGTGCATCAGATGATACTTCAATAGAACTATCATCCA